TTTAAGATTGTCACCGAAGAAGAATTAGGTATCCGCTGATGGCAGAGGGTTTCGGTCAATATGTAGACACAGGCACGACAGCGAGAATCAAAGAACTCAAAAAAAGAATATTAGAATCTGGAACGAATGATCCAGAAGATTTGATGCTTATTATTATGGAGTTGTTTACAGAAGAAGTATTATATCCAGAACCAGGAAAGTTTTATACCTTTATCTACAATCCTAAAACACCAGGTATTGAGTATGATCAACACCCATTGATTGCCTGCACTTCATTAGAGCGATGGGGATTTAAAGCGATTAACTTTCACTGGCAACAAGGAAGACAATACACTTGGAGTGAAGTTGCGGGTAAACTTCATACTATCAAATTTAATGAACTTGATGAGTTACTTGCGATACCATATGCAAAATTCCGTCTAAATAAATAAAAGTCCATATTCGATGGCAGTAACAACAAGTCCGGTTCAAAAAGTAGGGAATAATCATTATAAAACATCAGTGACTACAAACGCTGATGGATCTTTGTCTTCAACCACATTTAGAACTGATGCAAACGGGAATAATCCTGTGTCAGTTCAGACAACAAACGTTGATAAAAAAGGTGCAGCAACTCAAACTTTTGGTACGGGTGCCACAGCAGAAGAGAAAAAGGAATTTGCTGATCCAAAATCTCCACGGGGACAAGTATTATCGCAGCAAGTTGATAAGGCAAAGCCTTATGGAAACAGTCCCACAGCAGAACAAAAAGCACAACTAAACAAAGCAGGAGGTGGCTCTGGTAATACTGCTACTAATCCAACCGCAGAAGACTCCTCAAATAAAAATACAGATCCTGCAGCACGAGAAGCACTTAACAAAGAATTCAAAGCAAGGGATAAACAAGGAACAAGAACACAATATGAGGATCTAGTTTATCCTTTGGATTTAGCAGCAAGTCATCAAGATATAGTTAAGTTTTCTATTTTAAAATATGTGCCATCACTTTCAGAGGCTGGACGACAATCAGGTGGAGTATCAACATCGGGTAGAATCGTAACCCTTAAAGATGGCAAGCCAATAGTAAAGGGATCAGAGCGCCTTGGCACAATCACTCTACCTATTCCTTCTGGAATTAGTGATGGTAATAATGCTAGATGGCAAGAAGAAGGTTTAAATGAGTTACTAGAATCAGCTGCAGCGACGGCTAAATCTTTTTTTGAAGGAGGTCCAGATGCCGCCGCTGGAACGGTCGGTCAAGAGGCAAATAAAGTTACTAGTGATCCTAATGCCACAAAGCAGGCTATTACCAGTGTTCTTTTAAATTCATTAGGAAATAACAATGTTGCTGCGAGAGCATATGGAGCTGTCAATAACAATAATTTAGAAGTTCTTTTTAATGGTCCGGGGTTAAGAAGTTTTTCATTTACCTTTATGTTTTATCCAAGGAGTGAACCAGAAGCAATAAGAGTAAGAAAAATTATTCGCGCATTTAAACAATCAATGTCAGTAAAACGAAGTGCAAATTCTTTACTCTTAAAAGCACCACACACTTTTGCTATTTCATATTTAACCCCAGGAGACAATGGACAAATGAAAATACATCCATACTTAAATAAATTTAAAGAGTGTGCCCTAACTAATTGTAATGTTGATTACACTCCTGATGGAACATATATGACTTATGGAGGTGCTGAAAAGTCCATGACCTCTTATAGAATGTCATTAACATTCGCAGAACTTGAACCAATCTTTGATGATGAGTATGGAGATGATGGCGATGCTTTCGTAGGTTACTAAAATGCCAAACTACTTCGGATACATTCCAGATTTTGAATATGTTAGCAGACTACCAGATGCTCAGATATCAGATTATATTACTGTAAAAAATCTCTTTAAAAAAGGAAAACTTAGGGAGGATATCTTTCAGGATCTGACATTTTTTACAAAGTATCAAATTCAGGGAAATGATAGACCTGATAATGTTGCATTTGAAGTTTATGAAGATGCCAAATTAGATTGGATTGTTCTTCTATCAAATAATATTATCAATATTCAAACAGAGTGGCCCTTACCACAACAGCAGTTTGATAATTATCTATTAGACAAATATGGTGATTATAATACTCTTTATAATGGTATTCATCACTACGAAACCGTTGAGATAAAAAATAGTCAGGGTGTCGTCATTGTTCCTGCTGGACTTCAAGTTGAGTCCAATTATTCAGTTTCTTATTATGATTTTAATACTGATTTACAGGTAACAAGAGATAATACTGCTGAACCAGTTACAAATCTTGTTTATGAAGAAAGACTGGAAGATGCAAAGAGAAATATCTTCTTATTGAAACCAAGACTTGTAAGTGTTATATTTAATGATTTGGAAGAGATGATGCCATATAGACAGGGTTCCAGTCAGTATGTGACTGAAACCCTTAAAAGAGCTGATAATATCAGACTTTATACGTAATCACTCCTCAGCAAGACGCTGGAAGTAGGACAATGCATCATCTTCATCTTCATCGCTTGAAGACGAACTCACAGTTGGAAGTTCTGGTTCAACACGGCGAGGAGTAACTTCTGGAGTATAAGAACCACGGTCATTATCCTCATCCTCAACTTCCTCATCAAGGCGAGGACGAACAGAAGTTTTTTGACCTAGAACCAACTTGAGACGTGATTCCAGTTGTTCATAGGACTTGAACTGGTCTGGAGCAGTCACAGCAGAAAGAGAATACTGCTTCTTCCAAAGTCCTTCAAGAGCATCATCATCACTCAGAAGAGGAGCAACACGTTCAAACTCAGACTTATCATAGTTCCAGTAACCATCTTTCTTAACAATCTTCAGTTTGAAGTTTGCACCCTGCCAGAAGTCAAAGGGATTGATAGGAGTTTCATCCTCAAACTCAGGTTGCATTGCTTCCATAATCTTATCAAAGATCTTCTTACCATACTTGAATAGGAAGACACGACCTTCGTTAGCAGGATTTACGGGATCCTTCACAACATAGATGTTGGAATAGTAGGACAGTTTACGCTTCTGCTTACGAACAGTTTCTTTATCAGCATCATGACCACTGTTCCAGAGTTCACGATTGTATTCTGACACGGGATCTTTTTGACCCACTGTTGTCAGAGAGTTCTCAATATACCAACCACCAGGACCTTGGAAGGCATGAGAGTAGACTTTTGCCCAGGGGAGTTCTTCTCCATCTGGTGCAGGTAGAAAACGAACAACAGCATAACCGTTGCCAGTTTTATCAAGTTCAGGTTTCCAGAGACGGTCATCGTCTCCACCTGATGATACGGACATCTTCTCTACTTCTTTGACTAGTTTCTGTGTAAGAGAACCAAGAGAAGATTGTTTTTTAAGGTCAGCAAAGGACATTGGATTACCTCGGATTTGTAAGGATTTGGCTTGTGTGTACCTAGTTATTTTACAGGTCGGAACCTGTTTTGTCAATTTGTTCTTTCATTACTTCAAGCATTCTAGACATATTACTAAGAATAATACTCATGTCAACATTGGGAGGAAGTCCCATCATTGAGGCAGATTGCGTAATGCGTTGCTTCATTTCCTGTGCTTCAGGATCGTCTGATAGACTCAAACGAGTATAAAGAACTTTTTGTTTGTCTAGAAGTTTTTCTAAAAGTTCAACATGCTTCATCTTATCTTCTTTTGACATTGTTGGAAACTTGAAGACGCTTTGATAAACCTCTTCTTGCATCTCACTAATTTCGGTCATCTCTGCCCGAACAACTTCAGATTTAAAGAAACTCATTTGTCTCCTAGAACAACTTCTTTCAAGATATTTTTATAACGCGGTACATCAATATTTAGAAACGGAGAATATTTTTTCATTTTCATACGGACGGTTTCCCACACTGGGTCAGAAAGTTGCTTATCAAATTTATCCCCGAACAGGAATATTTTATCATAAATCACTAGGGTTTCCATACTAATATTCCCGCTCAGGTAATTTTTAAGAACAGGTGGATGTCCTTTAGAGCAATCAAAGACATCATCAACTTTTTTGGAATCAAATAGTTTTTGAGTTTCCTCTTTAAAGACGTAAGATAGTGATTGATTTCTTTTCTTCCATTCTGCGTATCGTGTTTCACCCTCTCTTATAATTTCTCCTATCCAAAGCTTACTTGGATCAGTGCAGGTGATAAAGTTTGATACAAAGAACTCTACAATCTCTTGATCTGTTTTCTGTCGTGTGACACGCTCAAACCAAAAACGATCTTTTCGTTTGTAGAAAGACTGAACACTCGCACGACTCTTACCACAATACTTGTGATAATCATAACTGTCTTTTGTGAAGTGATTTTTTAAAGACAGATAACATTTATA